AGTGGTTAGTGATCATGTTGTCAATGAATGGTGGGACAATTGCCGAAGCGGCCCCAATGGTCAGTACGGCAAGAGATCCTATAGTAACTGCTTGCCATCTAAATTTAAGTAGATCATCAATTGTTTTCTCGACAGATTCCAATCTATTGATGACTTGATTATGTTCTCTTGAATTTTGATGCTTAACATCTTCAATCATTTTAACGATGAGTTCATCTGTCTTCACACCTTGCTCCAATTTTTCATCATGTTTGGTTAATATAGTGGCAATCTTATTATTAGATTCTCCTATCTTATCTACTGCTGCTTCTAGTTTATCTATCATCTGCTTTGACAAATCTTCGTAGATCTCAAACTTAGATGACAAAACTTCTAACTTTGCTTTTCCAAACATGTCTCCTAGTTGTTTTACTAAACGTTACGGATAGCGAAGTCAAGAGCACTTTGGAAAGTAACAGCATCTCTATTTAACATATATCTAAATTGCTGTTGCTTATCGTCATCTAATTGAGCATAACAAGCGGCAATTCTTTTTGCCGAAAAGTTATCTAGATTTTGCTTGCTTCCATCAGAAAATTGGATCTTAGCAAAATTAAATTCGCCACCAGGATTAAGTTCAGATGTGGCAACTTGAAGTGCTACATCGAGAGCATCAGCATTTTCTTTCATCATAATTTCATTCTCAATTTCGACGGATTCTTTCTTTGTAACTTTTTGTTCTTGACTTGATGCCTTTTTTTTGAAATCAGAAAGACGAGCTTTCAAAAGAGTTTGCATTTCAGCAGACTTTTGAACCATTTTCTTTTTTGCTTTATCTTTTGTATCCTGAAGTTCCTTTTGTCTGGTTAACTTCTTTTGCTGAGTAATTGTTTTTTGTGCTCTTTCTGTTTCCGATTGAGCTTCGTGTAAGTTATCTAATTCTTCTTTCATTTTTTTACGCCTAGAGATACGAGAGAATAAAGTTTTAGCCCCTTTGCTACGACCATCAACAAATTGTTGGTTGGTTTTTTTATATCTACGATGCTGTCTTGGATTAACCATTACAAATGCTGGTGGTAGCTGGACTCCATCTCCAGCACCAGCGGCATTAATCATTTCATTCAAATTAGATTCAGTTCTTTCAGACATTCTTGATTAACTTCGTAGTTTAAAGAAGGTGGTAATCTATTTAGAAAAAGCAAAAACGCTTTTAATATTGGCCAGTATATTGCTTCTACTTTAAAAAATAATAAAGGAGTAGCAGCATCATCGAATACATTATAAAGTATAATAATATGATTTAAAATAAGATGAGTTTTCAATTCACCAGTCAATTCATAACGCTTCAACAATCTTTTAATGTATTTAAATTTATTTAGATCCTCTTCAAAATCTTCATAAGTTACAGAATGAGGATTCTCATAATTTTTGATTGCGAAAAGCATCCAGTTTTCTTTTGTCAACTCACCAAAGTTCATATAATATCAGATCATGGGGTTACAGTTAAAGAAGCTGCTTCAGAAACTACTTCTACAGCACCAACAGTTGAAGTGAGTTTGACACGATACTCATAACCATCAAGTCCAGTAACATCAGAAATTAATAGTGTATCGGTTGTAAAGTCACTATAAACACTACCATCTAAAGTGCTAGTAACATTAGTCCAACGTCCAGAGGTGCCAGACTTACGCTGCCATAGGTAGACAATAGATCCACTCGTAGCAGTAGCGACAACAGAGAATGCTGCTGGATCTCCTTCAGCTTCAGTTTGATCTGCTGGTTGAGTACCAATAGAGATAGATGAGGTTACATCAGCAAGAACAGCATCATCTGCTTGTGTCTCATTAGCATTAGTATCAGCACCAGCGAGAGCAACAATGAGTTCAGACTTGTGGCGAGTATTGCCATCAGCATCAGTATATGTCAAGTAAGCCCAGTAACCAGGACCGACAATACCTCTTGCTTTATTCTCTGCTCTTTGTGCTTCTGTTTCATCGACAAAAAGAATGTCGTACTCGCTGCTATAAGCACAACCAAGAGCTTTCAATGCTCTAGCAATATCTACATTGCTATCCGTTCTTCCGTAAAGAGACATTTAAATTCTCCGTTTAATTGTTTATATCTTACCAATATTTATAAAAAAAGAGGAACTCAGTTCCCCTTTGAATGAATCTTTGAAAGAAAATTCGTACAGAAATCTATAACAGAGTTCTCTTTAAATCTTTTAGTCTTACCTAGATACTCAGAAAAACTGAGGAGCATTGCCACTACAATGGTTACTCCCCAGTTTGTTAACAAACATTCAATCATACTTGTGGTTTGAATAGAAGTTCCTTAACAGTTTCTAGAATAGCATCATCAATGCTATTGTCTGTGGTTCCAACATACTTTTCAAGTAATGAAATTACAAGATTTTTAACTGCTGGAGATGTTGCTAATTTGAGTAGAAATGGTTTTACTAGTGCTACAAAAGCGTCCATAATTTCACCTAATAATAGTGGCAGAACTATTTATCTTTTGCCTGACTTTTTAAAGCCCTTAAAATATATTTTTTATTCTTTTTTGTATCTTTATTATACTCTTCTGTGTCAGGAATCTTTGGCATCACTTCAATAGTCGATGCCTTCAGTTCTTTTTTTCTAGAAGATCTGCCTCCTCTTTCATTTTTTTGTTAGCAGAAAGAATCTTTCCAATCTTTTTACGACGACCATGAAGATACTTGTCAGACTTATCGTGATCACCATCATTGTCAATGTCCTTGTCTTCCTTGCCTACGGGATCCATCTTCTCAGTGATGACCTCTTCAACTTCAAACTCTTCCTTGGTTGCTTTATTCTTTGATTTCCAAGCAGTAGCATAAGCGATTGACTTTTCTTTTTCAGAAACACCACCTTTGGAATATCCTTTCTTGATATGCTTTACCATTCTCTCATACTTATCACCAGGAGGTGCTTTTTCATCTAGTTCAATAGTACCAATGTCTTCCTTTACACACTTGTCTTTACCATTCTTAGTGCCAGCATACTTATAACCTTTCCAGCAAGCTTTGCCATCAGCACCTTGTTCTTTACCTTCAGCATTCTTTTTTTCAAAAACATAATGAACATCATCAACCATTAGGTTGAAAGATTCTTTCATTTCTTTTTCACATTTACATGGAGACTTACCACACTCTTTACACTTCTTCGTTTCTTTTTTCTCACCATGTTCTGGTCCACAAGATTCTTTTGTCACTACATTAGTGTATTGAATCTGTGCTCCGACCGATTGCTTTACTCCACCCATAGGATCGGCAGGTGATGCTTTTTCTTTTGGATCCTTTTTAGAAAAATCATCTTCTGCTTTTTTGGCAGCATATGGATTGTCGGCAAGTGTTGGGATGCCTGATTCTCCCATAAACTTTACAGTAGACTCAATTAATTGTTTAGAAAAACCATCATTGTGTGCTATCGATGTCGTTGCTCTCTGTCGTTTCATTGGTAAAGAATGTACTTTTTTTCCTTTCTTTATTTATGCTTTCTTGGAAATTGATTTCTCTAATGTCTTTTACCCAAGCACGAAACATTTTATTATCTTCTGTTATGACAATAACATAATTAGTTCCAGAGCGATGGATACGTCCTTTCTCTCCAGTGATGGCAGACATTACATAATCTCCTTCTTGGAAAACTCCCTTTTGAATATACCTTTCACGAAGAGTTTCTTGTCTTAATTGTTTAAAATTTTTCATGGTTCTCCTAAGAATGATAAATCGCCATCTAATCCCTGTATGTTTACACTGCTTTGAAGTTCTCCCAAATACATTTCGATCCTATATCCATATTTTCCATTACCAATATACTTAACTCTAATTCTTGCTTTTGCTGATGATGGATTAAAATTAGAAACTTTATTGGCAGATATATTCAATGGATTTTTTGTTCCGTTTTTATAAAATCCTTTTCCTTTGATATGGATATAATCTGATTTGTCATAATATTTTTTTACAAATTCAGGGCTAATATCTATATAATGTCCAGTTCCTCCACCAAGCATTTGCTGATCTTGTTTTGTTGGGTTGGTATTTGGAATATAATTTCCAGTTTCTTCATACCATTTTTTGTTTATCCATTGTATAAGATTGTGTTGAGTAATTAATTGTCTTATAACTGGATCACTATTTTGTTTAACATGCCAAGAATTTCCACCAAAATATAAAGTTGCTTGACCAAAGGCAGCTCTCCAATTAGATTTTATCTCTATACCAATTTTTCTATTTTTTGAATTTATTGTTACATCTTGATCACTATCAATTTCTTCTGCTTTAGTTTGAGAAGTATATCCAGATGTTCTTAATGTATCAATAAGTTCTTGTTGATATCTTTGCCCTTCATTTTGTTCTGTTTCAGCAGAAATACGATTTCTATAATTTAAATATAATTTAACAGTTGATGAAGATTTTTTAATTGTAATTACTTTAGCTTCTGGATTATCTTCTAATAATACTTGAGAACCAGAAAAATATATCGAAAGATAATATGTTAAATTTTCTACCTCTTTTTCAAATACAGAAAGAGATACACCTTGAGCATTAAAATATCCAGTTATAATATTTTTTCCAGATCTTTTAATCCAATTCCATTTAGCATGATGTGATAAAGGATACCCATCCGCTTTAAGCCTTTTTACTGCTACTTGACTTAAATTTCCATTTAAAGCATTAAAAACTGTATTGGATTGTACGCTATAAGATGTTTTAGATAATGGGGTTAGCATTAGTTCTGTTTAGAACTATTTAGAACGGAGAGGGTGGGATTTGAACCCACGGTGCTATTAACACGGCAGTTTTCAAGACTGCTGCCATAAACCACTCGGCCACCTCTCCAATAAATCACCAGTGTCTGATGACACCAGCGATGATAAAACAATTTGTTATAAAGTATGTAGCAAACAAAAATGTCCTTGTGATGGCAACGGCATCAGATTCAGTATTACAATCACTTGCTTTCTGACCTAATGCCTTTGCCCAAATACGCCATAAACGTCTACGATATCTTTGCTTAATTAATTTAGAGATCATCTTCAGATCGATTCTCTGAATAGTAAATGTCAAAGGCTCCACCAGGATATCGCTTTTCAAGTTTCTTTACGTTACGAGCAATAACCTCATTGAAGTCAATTTCAAGAGCAATACATGCTTGTGCCACATACCATAGGATGTCTCCAAGTTCAATGATTAGATGCTCTCGGTTGTCTTCGTTAAATGGTTTACCTTGAAAGATCATTTTTTTAACAATCTCAAGAAACTCACCACCTTCGGCATTAATGCCAACACCAGCAGTAAGCAGTCGTTCAATATTGGCACCCTTACGATCCAACTCAACAAGGCGATCAGAAAGGGCAACAAAGTCTGTAGAAGCATCTGAAGTAACAGCGTCCACAAAGATTTGATATCGTTTAAAGTCAATGTCAGGCATAGTTAAAAAATAAAGTTAGAGAATTTATCTTGTCGTGATTGTTTTTTTGATAGATCTTCAAATCTATCGCCCACTTCTTCTTCGGTAGAACTTGTGATTGAAGCATCAGTGTCATCTTCTACATTATACAGTTTCATCTTGGATCTGTCAATACCCACAGTGAATCTTCTGTACTGTGTTGGATCATTATACCTGTTCTTGAGTTGCTTAACCATAATCCTAC